ACGGTATAAGGGTGTTTAGCACCCCAAAACAAACAAAAACAAACCAAGCAAAATTACACTTCACTATAGTTCTGGTATGGCATCATATATGTCTGGCGTCTCGGTTGGGGGAACCGAGCCAGTGTCGGTAGGTGCAGCGGTGGCTGACCGGGGGATGTTTACGATTGACCACCCGCAGTATAAGATTCTGGCGGAGGCTGTGGCCCAGCGGTTGGCTGAGGTAGCTTCGGAGAGGGCCCAGGCTCGGGCCGCAGCAAGGGCGGTGCCAGTGGCCGTTAGTATGCAGACACAGGATCTTGGGGAGGTCTCATTGATGTACCCGGAGTTTTCTTTTGTCAATTACGGTATGTATAGGCCAGGGCATTCGCGGTGGGTCCAGACACGGAGGTTGGCTAATGAGTGGATAATGACTCAGGCAGCACGCTACACTGACACGGTCTGCCACTTGGGTGGGTCAGTGGCATCTTATTTGCTAGACCCTGTCATGAAGGGCCAGCTGTTGGTGGATCAGATGGATCCGGTCTCGCTTCACGAGTTCCATGCCCAGACCGTGGAGGCCTACCGGTATTACGGTGATTTTGCCAGTGTGGGCGATGATCTGGGGAGGTTGTTACCTAGGGGTAAGTACGAGGCTTACCTAAGAGGCGAAGTGTTGAGTGTGGATGCAACAACCGCTCCTTTGATCAAGAGTGATGTGTTGCTCGTTGATTTGAGTTTGCGTGTTATGCCGCCATCTCAGGTAGCTGCCATGATGATTGAGACACAGGCTAGCGTGTGTTTCGGTTTCTTTCCTTACTGCCCGCAGATGGTCGTGAGCGATAGCGGTACGTTCGAAGGGACCGGTGTCTCGTATGTGCGTAAGGCGGACGGTGTTGCACTGCAGTATCCCGAGGGACCCGCGGGTACAGGGTTCATGGATTATGTTAACTGGGAACCGTGGCTTGTGTCGCACACGTTCTCGGCTGGTTCCTTGTTGAAGCGGAGGTACTTCCAGGTCGAGTTGCTCAAGAACAGAGGTCAGTTCATGTTTTTCCGCATGGTTGCGTTGGATTGTGCCCCGCAGCAGTGCGGGTTGACCCATGCACTCGATGTGGACCAATCTGAACCAGTTTATCTGGTATCGGTACCTGAATTGGTATCGTACGATGCTGATCCGTCTCTCGCGTCTAGTTGGACGGTGAAACCGTTCACGGTATCTCAGCGTGTCGTTGATCGGGTGTACAACGACGCAATGCAGCTCACGAGGGAGCAGTTTACCAGCCAAGCGGTCAGAAAGAGGATTTCGGAAGTTAACGATAGGATTGTTGTAAACGGTACGCGAGTGCAGCTGAACACCTCCCTTGGTTTGGATGTTCTTACCAGACTCACGTTAGCAATCACGTCTAGATGTTTCGTGGACAGGTACGAGGCAGGTCGATTGATGGAAGAGGTGATGCAAGCAGCGAAGGCGTTGATGCGGCCATCGGTCGCACATGCTGGGATGAGAGTTTCGCTGTTGATGTACTACATGTCATCTCTTGTCGCAGGCCCTACGGCGTTTGTTGATAGGGCGTTATCCGCCGTCGCCGAATGGGTTGGGAACGTCTTCGGTAAGGCACATAGGGTTCAACCGGGTGTTTTCGGGATACCTCTTGGGTACGTGAGGGTGGGTGAGACCTGTACGGCGTTGGTGCATGGTCTGAAGTACTCGGGCCCAGAGGTACTGGATTCTCAAGCCCGTCCTGTTACCGGAAT